GTACCTGCGGTTTCAACTGAAATTGCAGTTTCACCAGCAGCGACACCTGCGGTTGGAGTTAAATCAAAGTGATGTGCTATAGAAGCAGCGTGAGTTACGCATTTACCTGCTGTAATAGCTGTTGCTGCTAATCGACCATAAGCAAAAACAGTATTACCGTAAAGTAATCTGCTGCCTAATGGAAATAATTCAGTTAATCCAGAAGTGAAAGGATCAACTGTTCCATATTGGCTTCCGCCTTTACCTACAATAAGATCAGCTGGTCCATAACCAGTTGCTGCAACATATTGAGTATGTCCACCAGCATCTGTAAAGATATTACCATCTGAATTAATTACTAAACCATCGGTGATAGCTCCCGTTGCTGCTGTTACATCAATAGTTTTAAAACCATTTTCGGACCTGACTGGTCCATTAAAAGTTGAATTTGCCATAATTTCCTCCTACGGAAATAAGTTCTATCATCTTGGCTTGTCTGCTAGGTCAGTTGATAAAACAATTAAAAATATCCTAGAAATTCATTGTATACCATACTTCATAAAAAAGAAAGGGAGCCGAAGCTCCCTGTCCAATATAGCTTGTTAGCTATGTTACGCGCCTGGAGATCCGTAGATTCCACGCCAGTCACTAAAGCCGAAAGAATATCTCTCTCTAGCTTTGTATCTAACATTACCAGTTTCGAAGTCGCCTTCCATACCAGTAGCCATCGCAGATCTTTCGAAGTGCTTCAGACCGTTAGGTGCATCTGTCTTAATGAAAAATGCGTCTGTGTCAGTTAAGTAATGGTTAACAACATAACCTTCTGGCAACATTCCCATGTTTTTCATGGCATTGATGTCATTGTCGGATGTGCTAACTCGTCCAGGACTGTTTAATACTCTATCAGCTACAAATTGAAGCTGAGGAGGAATTATCAGTTTCCTAGCCTGTACATTAACCTTGATGCCTCTTTCGTCTTTAAACTGAGAGATATCAATTAACGCATTTTCTAACGAAGTTTCGTTAAGATCAGCAGCAGTACTTGGTTCATTAGACAAATCACCAGCTGTTATAGTTGGGTGATCTGTTGTCATGAGCGGTTTCGCGTCGCCTCCTGGAAAGGAAGTTGAAAAACCATTGTTAAGTACGTTTGCAGCTTTTACTTGCTTCGTAGTTGCCATAGATCTTGCTAGTGCTCGTGTATAACGTGAAGAAAGAGTATCGTAGAGATTATCTTCGATAGCTTCTTCTGTTAACGCGAAAGCAAGTGCTATAGTTTCGTGGGTGTAACGAGACGTGAACGTTTCTTGTGCTGTATCATAAGTCACAGCTGCACCTTCCCCTTTGGTAGGAGCTTGTGCGAAACCAGATAACATTACCTCTTCTTCAAACGCTCGGTCGGAAGATTCGGTGTCAAAGATTTCAGAATGTTCATTTTCGTAACGGTTATACTCAAGACCAAAAAGTGCATTCAGTCCAGGCTCGAGTTCCTTTACTAGCTGAGCTCTATTAATCGCCATTTCTAATTACCTTTTTAGTTATTGCCGAATGCAGAAGTAGGGAATATTACATACATTCTAGCGTATTGACCAATAGAGTTATCGGGTCTGTCTACAAACCCTACTACTGTCGCAATACCACTAGAAGTTGTTGCAGTAACGCCTTCTTTTGATCGACCAGTTGATGTTGAACCCGCAGTTGTCGAAATCGTATTGGTTGTACCGATCGTCGCTTGCGTAGGAGTTGCAGTTCCCTGCGCCTCATAAACAATATCTGGATCGGCATAAACATACGCTTTCGCGTTTGCGGAACCTAGTGTAGCAGTGTCGGCAGTCCACATGTTCGAAAACACGACAGAACCGTCGGTTGCTTGGTATTCTACGCCTGCGAATACGCCAAGTGGGGCACCTGTTGCTGTACCTTGAATTACTAAACCGCTAGAAAGAAGAACGACATCACCTGTAAAGATTGATGCGTCCGTCGCACTTGCGATTGCGAACTCAGAGGGTCTAATTGTCCCACCAGACATATGATAAGCAGGAGTAAAACCGTTTGGGCTATTTGTATTTGCCATTAGATTTACCTATTATCATTAAATTAAACAATGATCCCTAAAAACATTTTTAGGAACCTCCACTTCCGAAAGTTACCTTGCTTTTCCTAATAGAGTTACTAATAGGCATAAGAGGATTACTTTCTCGCATAAGATTTGAATCGACAGCCTCCATTTGGTCTGAAGACATTTTTTGGTAATACGCACGTCGCTGTTCGACGGTCTCGATTGGCATCTTAGCTAGTATTAATCCACCAACTCCGATTACGCCTACAAACTTACCATCATCAACAGTCGGTGCTTCAAACTCAGGGTGGTCTTCTGCTCTCACAGGTTCCCAACCTTCACGAATACGTTTTGACATATTCGCTTTGTCATCTACTCCAACCATTGCTTCTCGTAACCATCTGTAAACATATCCTTCGGGAGGATTAGGTGCGTCCAATAAGGACGGTGGTTGCCATGGTTTGGGACGAGCTTTAACATCTCGGTTATTTGCAGACCTTGGAGTTCGATCCGATTGTGCCACATCTTTTTTAGAATCAACTGACATTTTATTCTCCTACACTTTTACGTGTTTTGCATATTCTTCAAGTGGAACACCTAGTTTTTTTGCTATTGAAACTTGACTCGGCGTCAACCTTACTGTGCGTCCTTTTCCTGTTTTTCCTCTAGCCCCTCGGCTAGAATTTGCAACATTCTCTTGAACGTTATTTACTTGAGAAACTTCTCCACCACTATTAAACTTGTGGGGAAAGGATTCCGCCAATCTTCGATCTACCTCCTGATAATAATCATCAGATGCTGGATCAAAACCTTCTTGTTCAACTAATTGTCTATGAAAAGCAAAAGCAGTTGTTGTCATAGCCAAATCATTACCGAACCAGTCGTTCTTTGCTGCCCATTCCTGAGCTTTTCGATCAGGTTGTGCGGGAGCTTGTTGCACAACTGGTTGTTGCTGTTGTTGCTGCACAACTGGTTGTTGCTGCTGTTGCTGTTGCTGCTGCTGTTGCTCTTTAGGTCTTACCCTATTTAAACTTTCAAGTTCTACAGCAAGTTTAGCTACATCCTTTTGTGCCGACAACATCTCTTCTGTTTCTCCGATATCGTGTGCTTTTCTATAACGATCTTCGGCAGAACCAAGTTGGCTTTCAACTCTTGCACTATATTCAGCATATAGGTTTTTATCTTTTTGTGAAAGGGTTGCTTGAGTATTATTTAATTTTTCTTGAACACCTTTTGCATATTCAAGTGCTGCTACTTCTCTTCTTTCTGCTTCACGAATCTTATAAGTGAGCTTATTTATTCGTTTTTTAACAGAATCACTGTAGTCTGCGATTTCGGTTTCATCCGATTGGGCTTCAGTGGTTTCAGGGGGGTTGGATTGTTCAACAACAACTTCATTTGAGCTATTAGGTTGTTCTGTGTCTTCTAATTCTATTTCTATAATTTCTTCAGTTACTGCTTGCATGGGCTCTGCCATGATTTTTCTCCTTTAGTTTGCGTGACTACTGTACATTTTCTGGGTTATCCACCACAGCTAGTACTTCATCATCGTTTAATAAGCGCAAGTCACCACCTTCAATTTTGATTCTAGCTCCTGCGTATCTTCCAAAAATAATCCAATCTCTTTCTTGACACCAAGCGCCATTCGGAAATTTATTCTTATCTTTGTAAGCATCTGGTCCTAATGATACTACGAACCCAACATTAGTGCCTAATCTTTCTTTTTCAAGGTAAGAATCAGCTAATACGATTCCCCCTTTAGTCATTTGTTTTTGACTAAACGGTAATATCATTATCCTATACCCCGTGGGTTTAGGAAGTTTCTCTATAAGAGTTTCGTCTTCTTGAACCGTTTCAGGAGTAAATTCTATTTTTGGTTTTTCTGGTTTTCTGACCATTTCAATATGATCGGGGATAAATTTACTTTTTGATTGCTTTGTTTTTTGTGCATCAACTGCCATCGTTCTGTTCCTTGATGTTTTGCAAGTCTATTATAATTCTCTCGGCTAAACTCAGACCTGATAGTTCGCCAAGGATTCTTTGGTACCCTTCCCAATCTGCAACTCCCCCAGTAGCTAATACTTCTGTTAGATCAGCTTCTCTTTGTCGGATTTGTTTTAAACTTTTTTCTATTAAATAGATTGGATCCATGTCAACATTTCCATTGTCTTCTAGACCAATAATTTGCTTTTGTTTTATCACTTCCCGCACCTGCGCTTCTAGCACAGTAGGATGCTTTTCTATTCGCACTTCCTGGATGGGCTCCAAGATTAGGATCACCAAACGTGACTCTTTTTACCGCGCCATTGTTCATAACAAAAACTTCACGAGTTTTTCTGCCGTGTCCAGGGCTACCCTTAGATATTCGTCGGGGTTTATTGAGTGTTACTTCTCTACCTTTAAATTCAGCCATTATTTTCCTATTTTCTTCATAGCTGTGGTGTGCGCTTCACCGAAAGAGTCGCCGTCTTTCATGTCTTTTTTCATGG